ATGGAAACTTATGATATATATTTTAAAGAAGGTAATGATTTTGCTAATAAAGGATTTTCATTGAAAGATAAGGCTAAGGCCATTAGAATGGCGGAAGATATGTTGGCTGAACGCAAAGGATATGTGAAGGATTTTGTTGGAGGAACTATTTCCGTAATGTGTAAAGAAACGAAAGAGGAAGTTTGGTCCAAGCCGATAGAGGAGGTTTAATGCAATTTTTACATCTTTTTTTGCCCTGCCAATCATAGAGTTGTGAAATACAGTGCTGTAATTGAAATGGTACGTAGCCGTTAATAGCAGCAACCCTTGGTTGTATTTGTGGTGGATTTGTTATTGGCGGACATGAATATTTCTTTCTCTTCTAGGATATTCGGTATATTTCTCCTTTCATGCTTTTGCCGGACTGATATAGATAATGCCGGGTAGCACTTGATAGGACGATGATTGTTCTTTTACTAAGATGCTTCAGTATGACTTTTTTCCGATCCTATCCATTCTTGACATATAGTTGTTATTCATAGCTAAATACACCGTATTCCCAATGAAGCTTTCTGTGGGGATCCCTTTGGTGTTCGTGTAACTATTGTGACTGTTATTATGCCGATGGGGTATAGTATTGATACAACAATGATTTTTCATAATAACTTTTAACTTATGATTTAGATAGCTCCGACTTGTCACAAATTGGGGTTATCCGCTTGTTATGCTATTAAACTTGGTCAGCTATTGGTTAACAATTTCACGCAACAGTAACTCTTTGGAGTAAAAGTGGCAAATAAATTTTTTGTTCACATGAAAAAAAACTTTCCCAAAAGCTTTGTATTATTGATTTTCTATGTATCTTTGCATCGTTATTATTTCTCGGGGTATTAGCTCATCTGGCTAGAGCGTTAGACTGGCAGTCTAAAGGTGGCGAGTTCGAGTCTCGCATGCTCCACTTTACAAACCTCTCTGTTTCAGAGGGGTTTGTGCTTTCTTAAGCTTCTCCAGTTTTCGTTTTTGGATAAAAAAAAGACAGTTTGTGCCACTTTTGGCAAAAAGAACTTGTCTAAAACGAATCCAGAACAATTATGACAACTCTTAAAGCTGCCGTTGTTCCGGCCAAGGTGCTGAAAAACGGCAAACACAGAATTCGTATAGCAATTGGTCATAAACAGGAAACAAGATACATCGTTACCCGATTTGAAATAGATAATACTGCTAATTTTAAGGGAGGGCAGGTGGTAGGTGTTCCTGATGCTGCACATGTCAATGCTAAATTACGTGGAATACTTAATTCATATCAGGATGCCTTGGATAAAATAAACACATCATCCTATACTTGTACCCAACTTGTCGAATACTTGTCCTCGGTAAAGCAGGGAGCTATCTCTTATAGTGTTGCTTCGGCTGACTATATGCAGAATTTGATTAAAGAGGGGAGAAGGACCACTGCTTCCTTATATCAAAGGGCGAGTGATTACTTCATTGAGTTTGTCAAATATGATATAATGCTTGATGGAATTACTCCCCGGACTATAAAGGACTTTGACATTTATCTAAAGAATGTCCGAAGGTTGGCTCCTGTTACTTGTGGTATGCACATGGCACATTTGAAGGCAATAATCAATCAAGCAATAAGGGATAAAAAAGTATCATATGACACGCATCCTTTTGAATATTATGAAAGACCGGCAGGAATGCCTAAAGAGCGTGATATCTCGGTAGCTGACGTAAAGAAGATAAGGGATGCGGAGATAAAAGAGAAGTCTCAGCGTGTTGCCAGGGATGTGTTCATGCTTTCGTATTATCTAGGAGGTATCAATCTGATGGACTTGATGCAATACAATTTCAAAGATGCGAAAATTATGGAATATGTACGTGAAAAATCAAAAAACACAAAGAAAGGTGATATGAAGATCAGCTTCACTATTCCTGAGGAAGCAAAACCGATTATCAAAAGATGGATGGGGCGTAATGGAAAGCTTGATTTTGGTTATAAATACTCTTATCCTAATTTTCGTAACTATGTAACAAAAGAAATTATAAGGCTAGGGGAGAGGCTGGAGATAGAATCGCATGTCGTATATTATTCAGCTCGTAAATCCTTTGTCCAACATGGTTTTGAACTGGGCATACCATTGGAAACTTTGGAGTATTGTATAGGCCAAAGCATGAAATCCAACAGACCGATCTTTAATTATGTCAGAATTATGAGAAAACATGCTGATGAAGCCATAAGAAAGATTTTAGATAATCTAAAGTGAGGATTTAAGAACTAGAGCGATTGCTTCGGCAGTCGCTTCCTCTTTTTCTTTGTCTATCTCTGAGTTTAGCCGTTCTATCAAGTCCATACTCCCTGTGACAATCGTTTTTGTGCCCTCAGAGGAAGAAATTGTAAGTTCATAGTGTCCATAGCCTATAAACTTTTTGGATAGCTGATAAGTGGTTGGGGGGGGGAATTTTGACATATGCGAATTGCGTTAGCAGCAGAAAAAGAAAACGGTTCCGCTTTCCCGTTGCGTTACATTCCGTAGTCGAAACAGTGGATACATTAATATTCCACACGGGGGTCAGAACCGTATATGAAGAAGCAACAGGCAATAGTATCGTCTGTTGCTTAAATGCGAGACAACACGCCTCGACTACTTCAAAATGTAACGCAATGCAAAGATGGGTATTTTATATGACTTTACAAAAAACAAAATGGGAAAATTTCAATAAAGCATAGAGGTGAGAGATTATATAATGATGATGAAAAGATAACCTTATTATATTTGACACCATCCCCGTAGTTGAGTTGCTACGGGGATTTTCTATATTAATTGGTCAATGTTAACTCCCAGCTATCCATAATGGTCATCTCCCAATGTGGAGTTCCACCACTATCTTTGACTGATACTCCATATACAGAAAGGCTCTTACCCAGACTGTCATATTCCAGTAAGGCAGCCTCCTCTCCTTTCCGAATACGGAGATTCATAAATCCAGTCATTTCCTCCCAATCGGTAGACCCAATGGAAAAAAGATGTTCTATTATGCGTCCTCTTACCGATGCTCCAATAGCAAATTCCCTGATACGGTTCAAATATGATTGAGCTTCCTTATAAGTCATAGTACAAAAGTATGAAGTCTTAATGAAAAACAAAAAAACGGGCTGCTTACTCAACCGCCTCTTCTACAAATTCTTTCAACCGATACAACCGGTCGATTGCCGGATTATAGAAAGCGTCCGGATAATGCTGCTTAATATCGCAGATATTCGCATTAACATACAGAGAAGTGTCAAAGATATGCTCTGCCTCGCTTAAAGTTACCTCTTGGGGTAATTGCGCGGTCTCAGCCCGGTTAATTAAGGCATTCACGCTTTCTTCGTCATAATTGTATTCCATTTTATTTAACTTTATTCCAAACAGGAAGGCGCCCAAATTCTTTCTCATATTCAATTAATAGTTGGTGTTCTACAACTACAGGATCATCATTCTCGGTATCATACCATAATACAAGAAGATGATCTATTGCATTTTTCTTCATTTCTAATGGCCATGATCTCTTTCTTGCGATTTTACCAAACTGATGTCCATTAACAATACGGTCTTTTATACCACCCAAGCCAGCTTTACGGTGTACAATAACACCTTTTTTCTTATCTTTTTTGCCAGAGCGGCCGATATAGATCAACTCCTGTTCACCACCAATGAAAGCAATCACGATGTAAACTCCACTTTTGTTCGTCGGAGCATTACAAACATCATTAAGTGAATCCGTACTTTTGAACTTAAAACTGCCATTATTGGGGTATTCATTAAGTAGGTCAAACATAGCATTATAATTTAAAGTTTCAACAAATATACAAATATATAAAGAGAAGTCAAAGAAATCTCAATAAAATGATCTGAACCCAATGAGGCAAAGATACTAAGAAGGCAGCTTATTTGGCTGCCTTCTCAAGGTTCTCTCTGATTTGTTGGAGCATCCGGAAAGCCCCGGCCATCTTATAGTTGCCCAGACATTGCTTAGCCTGCATGATACAACTTTCAACAGTAAGTTTCAAATCCGGAGTGAAAGCCGCTTTGTTAATCTGCATTTCTTTTGGAAGTTCATCAGCATGGTTATTGAACCATACGATCATTTCATTCAATTCCTCTTCGGAATAAGATTCTTTTTTTTCAGCCATAATACATAAGTTAATGTTAGTTCCGGCAAAGATAACAAAAAATAGCCCCGACTCATCACGAGCCGAGGCATTTCAATTTATAAATTTAAAGTCTTATGATGAAGATTGTCTGTTGCGCCAATGCTTTACTATCAGTATAACGACAATCAAAACGGTTGCACAAACACAGGCAAAACCAATTTGTTTAGGCAGCGTGGATTCTTTTTTATCTTTTATGGTTTCTGACCACTTTTCCTCATGGATATCGGAAGTGGTTTCCTTGTCGGCTTTCACCTCCGTACAGTCTTTGGTTGCAGTTTCCTTCTTTCTATTCTTGCTGAAATCACCTTCCACATGACCGTCTGCCAATAACGGAGGTTTCCCGGTCAGGCTGTCAGACGGTTTTCTTGTATCATAGATACGGAAATCAATTACATAGTTGCCATTAGTGGTAATGAGTTCGCTCAAAGAAGCGGTTGATCCGTGTACGATGTTGACAGATTCACGTGTACTATCTTTCTGTATAATCTTAGTGTCTGACTTGACAGATTTATGCGAGCTGCCACATGATCCGAACAACAGGAACAAACACATGAAAGGAGCCAGCAATATATGTCGGCTTACCCAGTTCATAACTCTAACCAACATAGTCTACAACTTAAGAACTTGCATCCTGTTATTTCCGTCAGCCCGATAACTGACGTGCACCCATGCAAAATTGCTTTCATCAATCAACTGGTCGAAAGGCAGATTCTTGCGGATATGCTCGAATAGTAGCTTATTCTGTTGCCTGTCTCCGGTATCAATGTCCGCCGCTTGTCCGCTCATGTGCTGGCTGGGTTTACTTCCCTTGACGGCCGCATTAAGTTCCGGACAGCGATAGCCACTGTTTACTGTTATAGGCTTTCCCCACCATGTGCGTAACGGGTCCAGTACGTTGTCCACCAAGGCAGTCAGAGCAGTCACATGCTCCTGTCTGCATCTGTTATTGATACCCAAGCGGTCAGCAGTCGTTGACTTGCAGAGTTCCGCAATCGTAAAATACTTCATTTCTTTTCCTCCTTTTTGTTTTGCAATAAAAAAAATATTGCTACTTTTGCAGAAACACATAGTGTGTTTTTCATGTAATAGAACAGAGGTTACCGGTCTGGCGAGGCCGGTTTTTCATTATCCCTACCGATTGCCCCCTGTTCCTCATCAAACAGTATCTGAGCCACCATCCTGGCGATATCATCCTTATTCTCGATAATCACACTCATTGTCTTCTCTGCCTTGCGCAACTCCGCTTTTTCCCACGATTTTTCGCGTACCGATTTAAACTCACAAAAAATGCAGTAACCCGTCCAGATCATAGAAAAAACAGGGAAGGGGATAATCACACAGCATAACAGATCAATGAAGCACAACTCTATAAATGGAGTGAAATACTTCTTCGCCTTAACGGCTGTTTTCTTATACCCCGTGGATGTTCTTGCCTCTCCCCGTTGCTTGGCTTTCATTACTCCTGTGATAAGATCCACTAACATCGCCCCCATTGTAGCCGCAATACACAAGGCTATAAGCACAATATGTATCATCATGTGCTCGTTGATAAAATTGTAAATTACATCTCTCATTGCTTTGTCTTGATTATAAAATATATTGTTCCAAAGATATGTCTATTTACTTACGTCATTGTTGCAGAATTACTTAAATCCATTGCCACGATATGACAATAAAAAAGACAAGAAAAATTAATTATAAAGCTTTCTGCTAAACCCAATAGTAGAAATCTAGTAGAAATATTAACATACAAACACTTATTTCTACTGAATATCTACCACTATTCAATAAAATGATATTATCAATTGATATTCAACTTATCATCCAAGTTCCGGCGGAACTTAGGCTAAAACAGGAGATATTATGGTAAAAATGCATAAACTGACCAAGGGTGGGCAAACCATATTCCCGGCTACTATAACTGATGCGGTGGTCAACCCGAATAGCCGCAAGAGCCTGACAGCGGAACTTTCCGAGTTTTCAAACAATGTATATTCACCTATTAAAGAAATATATGTGACTGGAGTATCTCAATTATCCAGCCCTACTTTTAATTTTAAGAAAAAAACTGATGGAAAATTATATTTTAATGCAACAAGTAATGGTGAAATTATAGCAGCAGGAGCTTGGGACTTAAATGATTTGAAAGACTATGTTGTTAAATCATATAATTATCAAGAAAAAGGAATATATTTTTATTTTGTTATAGATGCTGGAAAAATACCTTTGGATAATGATAATTATTATTCATACATACCTAAGACAAATCCATTCAATATTATTGAGAATCCTTCAATCAATGCATATTTGAATATTTCTCCCAAAATAACTAATAATACTTTAGCCATTGAAAATGGATATAGCAAACCAACATTTTTTATTAACACAGGTTTAGACAAGTATTTTAAAGAATTTTATATTAGCGGATTAGATTATGAGAAAGAATATTGTTTAAGGACGTTACGACTGAATGAAGACGGAGATGTTCCTAAATATCAAATAAACATTGGAGACGACTCAAACAGTATTATACAGATATTTGTTAACGTTGGTGAAATTTATGGGGAAATAAAATACGGGAATATAACGGCAAAAGCTGTGTTGCAAAATACTGATGGCATTGTTGGGAATTTGATTCTTGCAAATACCAATACATCAATTGGTACATTGAACAAGACAGTATGTCAAGATATTGGAAATAGTCCTACTTGTGAGAATAAGGCAACTAACGAAACCGTTTTAGAAATAAAAGGCAACATCGTGAAAGACAACAATATATTTTTCAATGACAAGCTGGGTATTGGAAGATATATTAAAGAACTTTACACAAACGGGTTTTCTGAAGATACTGAGTATTGCTTAAGAACATTCGGATGGAACTCTGCAATTGAAGCATGGCAAGTTAATATCGGGACTTCTGATGGTAGTTTTGTTGAAGTTCGATGCCAAGATTCTGTTGTTTCTTATAGGTCTATAGACAATAAAGGTAAATATGCAGCTATTTTACTTGAGAATACTGAAGAGTTATCAAAAGAAGGATATTTATTATTCGGGAATACGGATACGAGTAAATATACTATAAATAAAAATCAGGCAGCTTCTAAAAATCTAAATCCTAAAATATTGCTTGAAAAAGAACCATTTTTTATTGATTCTCCTTATGACATATATTTTAAAGAATTTTACATTGAAGGATTGGAGGACAGTAAGGAATATTGCCTTAGAACTTTAAGGTGGAACTCTAATGTAAATGATGGGAATGGAGGAGTTCAAATAGGAATCGGTGATAAGACTTCATCTATAATAGAGATCTATGTATATGGAGATGATGAGGTGTATTATAGAAACCTTGGTTCTATTAGGGCTTATGTTGTTTTTAATGGATTTGCAGAAATAAAAAGCAATGGGGGAAATTTGATTTTTGCAAACACAAATGTTAATAATGGTTCTTTAAATAGAAGTTTATCAGGGAATATTTATCAGCCAATTATTAGTAACTTTTTTCTAAACAACAAAATTGATTCATTGTCTAGTGATGATTCAATTAGAATACCACCAGCTTTTAATGGATATTCATTGCCCAAAAGTCCACAGATATTAAAAGTTCTTCATGTAGGAAATAGTTTTGCAGATCAACCAATATCAAGACTGCAATTATGGTTTGAAAAATTAGGAATACAAAATGTTACTTATGGAATAGTAATGAGAGCTGGAGGTAGTTTACAGCAGCATTTAGACAGTATTATTAATGATGAGCCTTACGATGAAAATTCAGCATTTAGAATTTATAGGAATGTAAATGGGGAAACTACATACATACCTAATGTAGATCCAACTGACAGGAGCGGAAATACAACAACAAACAGTCAAATAAAATTGTCGGATTGTTTGCAATTCGCGGATTGGGATGTAATAACATTCCAACAAGCAAGCTGGGCAAGTGGTAAATGGGAAACAATCGAACCGTATTTGCCTTCTTTGATCAAATATGCGCGTTACTATTGTCCTAATAGTGGTGTAAAGATTGGTTGGCAAATGACTTGGGCGTATGCAAAAGGGTATGGTGGATTATCTTCTTACAATAATTCACAGGAAGAAATGTTCAATGGAATTGTTCAGTGTGCAAAAAATGTATGTTCTTATTACGGAATAGATTTAATTGTTCCTAATGGAGTTGTAGTACAGAATTTAAGAAATGTGCCTGAATCTTTTTGGGGTAGTGACTTAATTTCAATTAAAGGAGCGGAACAATGGACTTCGGAAACTCCTGCATCTGATTTTACCGATGATGGTTTGCATCCTAATAATATTGCGGAATATTGTACATCAGCAGCATTTATAATGGTTATTTATGGTGCATGTTACAATAAATCAATAAGAGGTATAGATTTGGTATTGGATAATATTAGTGGTAATTATGCCAAAATAGCTAGACAATGTGTTTTAAAATCAATTGGAGATAGATTTAACAAGTCTGACATTGATGTTAGCAAAATTTTAGAATAGTAGAGTAACTAGAAAAGTTATCAGTAACACTCAAAACATATAATATGATCCGAGACCTAATCATCAGAATAATGAACCATCTATCCGTAGAAGTGTATCCGGATGCGGAATGGTTCTAGAATGTTAAAGGGGGCACTCTTCAAGAGAGTCATCCTTTAAATAGTCGTTGCTTTTTAAAAGCATTTATGCCAATAGATATAATTTTATGATCATATTTCATTATTTGTTATATGCTTTATTAATTTTCAAATAAAGATGTACTTTTGTATCTCAAAACTTCTTTTAGAAAAGAGGATAAATATAGTTATAAATTAGTATACAATGATAATATGAAATCAGATCAACAACATACAGACCGAAGCCGAACAAAGAATTCCGTTCTTTACAAGTATCTTGATATTGAAGGAGCAAAAATGATGCTTTCAAATAAAACTCTCCAGTTTACTAATGCGATGCAATTCAACGATCCTTTCGACTGCGATCCAAATTTAATAGACTTCTCTAAAGTACCTTCTGAAAGGTGTAAAACATGGACATCGGATATTATTGAATCGCTTGCATTTGACCAATATAGAAGGAATCGGGAGGACGTCTGGGTATGCTGCTTGTCAAAAGTCTTTGATTCGTTATTGATGTGGGCCTATTATAATAATCATAGAGGAGTTTGTATTGGCTTGAATATGGAGAAAGTGGCTAAATATTTCGATGCATCACTTGGACTGATAGTTGATAAACATGCTCATGAAGTCCAATATCGTGATATTATTGAAAAACCGGATTACTTCCAAAACGAAGAAGATTTCTTTTATTATCAAATGTGTACAAAAGCTAAAGTCTGGGAACATGAACAAGAAGCACGTATGTTTATTTTCAAGCCTTTTCCATGGATTATGTTACCTGACTCAAATAATAAAAGTGATCTAATAGACAGAAAAGAGGTAAGAGCTTTTCCTAGAATTGGAGGAGAATGTTTTGAATCCATATATTTAGGGGTAAACATTAACGAAAAAGAAAGTGGGTTAATCAAGATTGCTAAAAAACTAAATCCTGATATAAAAGTGTACCAAATGAAAAAAAATACGAATGCCTTTAAATTAGATGCAATCCATATAAATGATGAATAATAAGTATAGTTTTCCACTTTTTGTCGTTTAAGTTGTTACCAACGGATCAACAAGATTTAATCTGCTGGTCCGTTGGTATATTTTTCAGGTCTGGCCGACAATAACGCTAACGATAACTATAATACGTAAGGGCTGATCTTGGTGTAGGTCAGCCCTTATGCTTAAAACCATTCCGCATCCGGATGCACTTCAACAGACAGACGGAACATTATTTTAGTGATTAACTTTTTAATTATCATAATTTTACATTTTTGTATCTTCGATGTAAGGATTGGTTAGATCCATGAGAACATATTGAATTAAAGCATCAATAACAACGTTAGCTATCTTCATCCCCCCTGCGGAATTTGGATGTACTTGATCCTGCAAATACGTTGTGATATTAAGTGTTGATATTCCACTTAATGCATTTACATCAATTACGGGGACGGAATATATTGCACATACTTCTCTTATCACACTCCCGTAATCTTGTATCGTTAATCCTATATTATTTTTATAAGGATAATCAGCATTATTATGAGAGTTGTAAAAATTATGTGGTATGCAAGCGAATATCTTGGCATCCGGCAATCTTTTGATAATCTTTCTCAACATTAGCCCATAGGCGTATTTTAAATGATTTTCGTCCTGATCGTCAAGCTCCCCGATTTGGGCATTTGCCGTGATATCATTAGCGGAGGCATATATGACTAATACATCCGTATCGGTCGGAATAGTATTTATTCGGCCGTCACCACACATATTATCCTGTATAGTGATAGTTCCTTCTTCGGGATGAGCGGCATTATAGTAGCCATTTTCGTCCACTTTCTTGGTTTTTGGGGAAATGGATGTAACCTTGGAGCCTCCGATACCTCGGCAATAATGTGTTGAGAATTGAAGATATTTCCACACATACTTCTGCCACGAGATCAGTTCTACGATCGAATCTCCAAATGAACAAAATTTCTTCCCCTTATACGCCATATTGATTATTTCATTTCTATCTAATTTTACATTTCTCACATTTTGCGGATTGCAAGGGTAATAATTCAACGAGACAAACGGGGAGTCCACACTGTTGAAATTAAAAATTATATATTCCCAATTTTTTTCACCTGTCATCACCTCCCTAAAGGTTTTTGTTTGACTGCCCCTATACCCAATCCACGTACCATCTGCTGCATACACGGCGACTGAAAATGCATTGGTAAATACAGATGTTATGTTGTCAACGACTCTGATCAATCGTGTAGTATTATAAGCTTCGTTTGACTGTAACGATCCATTTACATTGTTATAACCATCAATAAGATTATCATTTGTTATCAGATTTTTATCTAAATAAGTTTCAGGAAGCTGTGTTATACCGAATTCAAGCGGAATAAAATTCTCATTGAATGATAGATAATAAAAATCTCTTGCGTTATTATTCCAAGCCCTGCAATATGATGCTTCTGATGGTATCTCTCTTTTTGAAATATTCTTTCCCGTTGAAGCACCCATATTAACCGTGCCAAGCAGCGTGCCATTATCTCTATAAAAATAAACCGAATATGCATTGGTATAGATATACTCTTCTCCTGCCGGTATATCAATTCTTTCTATAACAATCCCATTCCCATTTACAATATTTCCGGCTCCGTCTATTGTCTTATTGGTGAGCAAAAGTTCGTCATATACCTTGTTGATTGACACATCCTGCAACATATGTCGTATTGTCATCAAGTCGTTTTTAACCTCTTCAAGAGAGTCAATGGTTAATACTTCGATCCAATTCTTGTCATTTATCCAATTTGCATTATCTACACTATCAGATTTATATATTTCAATTATAAACCTGTCTTCGTTTTGATACGATAAGATAAATCCTTTTCTCCGGTTAATACTGCTTATCGACAACCTCGTATTAGATTTGTTCGAATTATACACGACAGAATCGTACATGTAAGAATCAAGCGGTATATAATTACTCGTTTCAGAATTGTACAGATATACCCTATATCTGTTTGTCAAATCTCTATAAGTGAAAACCAATCCGATTTTTTTATTGTAAGTATTCGGCAGAGCATTCCTGGCAGCATCGGGCGTGTTGTAATTATTGCCGGTTATTGCCGTGACGTTGATAAAGGGAAATTTGGTCGATGGCAGCAATGGGCACCAGAATAAATCATCGCTCCAATATTGATCATCCATAGATGTTCCTATATACATTTCAACAGTGAGTTCCCCAGTTGCTCCATTCCTATAACTTAAAATCTTTCCTGTACTTCTATTTTCTTTTGGAATTCCAAGTCTGGTTTTTGAAAAATCTGTATCAAATTGTGTTGAAATGGCACTTCCTTTATTTAACCCCGACATTTCTGTAGCCAGACTCTTACGCGTTTTGGGGTTAACCACCGCATCATAGATGGTAGCCGGGAATATGGTTTGTCCGCCCTTCGTCAGTTTATGCATTTTTGCCATAATGTATCTTATTTTTAGCCTAAGTTCCGCCGGAACTTGGCCCGTTGTTATTTTATGTAATTATTTATTAATCTTAAAATCACTCAGCACATCATCATACTCCTTATCTGACAGAGATACGCTCTGCACCGCATTGTATGCGGCATAATCCGGATAGGGAATGATCTCCGCTGTGCTCTCATCCGTCTTGCCGGAAACGAGGATAACACCTGTAATCTCCACCGATACAAGATTGCAGATACCATCGGCAAAATCAGCATCAGAAAGATAGTATTCGCGTTTGACCGACAGAGTGCCGGGACGGAGTCCATGCCTGTCAAAAATGACCAGCAGACTACCATCATCAAGCCTATGGCAGTTCTTGTACCCGTGCCCGTCAAACTCCGCAACAACACATCCCGACAGAACTGTACGGTAAGTGAACCGGAAGGGAGTATTCACATCCCCATTCAAGTTTTTCTCTATGATCTTAAAATCGGACTGATAATTAATTCTCATAATACACTATAATATTGATGTTACATCATCTATCTCCTCGGCTGTCAAGATGCCGGAAAGGTCAACACTTCCACCGCCTCCGGTTGTTCCTGTTTCGCTCCATACGCCTCTCTTCGTACATTGATATATAGGACCCGGTATGGTATCTCCCACGACAGCCCAATCACCCACAACAGGAGATGGAACAGCCGCTTTCAGCGAATCAAGAGTAGAGAACAACCCCTTGTTGCGGATGCCGTTCTGCTTGACCTTCTCCACTTCGGCGGACGTCTTGCTAAAGTTGTTGTTAAGACGGTCTGCCGCCTCACTCCAAGTTCCCGTTTTGTTAATAGTATTCAGTTCCATATCACTTCTTTACTTTTAAAGTCCCGTTTGTCACGACTCCTTCTACTGTCTCATATTCCACATATACCTGCGCGGAACTGACGTTATCTTTAGACGGCCAATTACTGCATTCAATATTGGCCACATACTTAGACACACTCCCCCCGTCATATACCGGTTTCATCCCAACCAACAGAGTTTCGCCTTTAGAACCATAGAAGGATACGTTATTGGGATTAAGAATGATATCCGTATTTTCCACATGATTCTGTATTCTGATACGTTCCGGATATACAGTCGTTTCTTGTATCAATTGGTCCCCTACATATTTCCGTAGAATCAAATCACCATACTCCCATCCGTCTGATGATGTGTCGAACCTTAATATCAAGGTGGCATGTCCTTCAGTCGTGTACATTTCAAGAGTATTTTTATCCGGATCAATGACAATGCGTTTCCCGTCAACAGATGTTTCTACTTTTCCGCGGAAAAATCCGCCCAAGGCTTCAACCACACCGCGGAACTTACCACCCAAGGCATAAATATAGCCACGAAGGAACGTATCGCCACCATGAGTGGCAACGAAGTTCGCCATGTTCGCCCATTCCGCATCTGTGGGCTGGTAATCAGGATCATTACGGAACCTCATTACAGTCAGAATCGCCTGTTCAAGTTTTCCTCCTGCCCAAAATGCCACATCATCATCGTCATTGTATATGCCGCTCACTCCGGCTGTGACCTTTTGCATCTTACCATCCTTGTAGTTGCCCAGTTGGATCATATTGGCAAGGATCAAACCGCCAAGGATATCCACAGATCCATCCTTAATCGCGCTGGCGATATAATTGATTGACTGAAAACCGGCTGTTGCCTTGTCGTTATCCAAAATGGACAGTTTCCAGTCTGTGGCAATGGTCCCTCTTTCTAGCTGAAGATCACAAACGGTTGCGGTACCGCTAAGCATGAAAATACCTGTACCGTTAAATGCGAACTTGAAAGTGTATCTTTGATAATCGGACGCAAGAGGCTGAGTTGTGCTGAAATCACCACACGAAACAGCCACAGACGTACCTTTAGCCTTAAAGGATATAACATAATTTTCATTTTTAATCAAGGATACGGACTGGGACAAACTACCGATTGCAGCAGAGTACCCGGAGCCGGCAGCACTGTCCGCGGATACGGTAGCCACACCCGTCCAATACTTTAATTGCTTGCTGAAAAGTTCGGTGTCCGCCAACAATTGAGTATCAGAGGACAATATTTCACTTTCATAATCTCCAGTAAACCCGGAGTTACGCAACAGATTGACACTTCCGACAGCCGCATTGTCTATCGCATCCTGAGCCTTTTGGGCCAGATCGGCAGGCGCCTGTATCTCATCCGGCAAGCCTTCCATATTCTTCCACCCGGTAGATCCCTGCTCGATATGAAACATACCCTTGATATCCACACCGCCTTTCTGGCTATATCGAATATAGGTACTCTTATCCTTAGCGCCTATATAAGCGTCACCATACACATTGATATAGGCGTGTCCGGTAGACTTGTCGAAGCCCAGCCCGATAACTTCTTTACCCGCCAAAGAAAATGTATTGATACCTTGATAAAAAGTGATAGAAGGCGAAGTTTCGTTTACTGATGATAAGATTATAGCTGCCTGACGGGTGATATCCGTCAAGTGCCCAAGCCCGATGATATCATCACCGGCAGCCGGGACATCACTGTCCTTGTCGGCATTGGTTTTGCTCAAATCAATATAGTCAGATCCTACACCTGTCACCTCACGCCAATAGTAGCGGTTGGATACATTGTGAGATGTACCTTCTTTAATGTTAAATTCTTGGGCTAATGCTAATGTACCGACTGTAAATTCGTTATGGACTGTCACTCCATCAACTTCCGACAAAAAGAAACAACGGTAGCTCTCATCAAGTTCCTCCACCCTGACACACTTCATACCGGCCGGAGATATGATCTGTTCACCACCTACATGCGTCTTCTTCTTTACTTCAAGCTCGTCAAAGACAGCCTTAATCTTCACATACAAGCGGTCAACAACGGCTTGTGTCGTACCATCTTCCAATACAGTCCAACCACTACCGTTTTTACCAATCAAAAGACCTTTCAAAAACGTGATCAGCTCATTGGCAGTGTCTTCTTTATCTTTGCGTAAAAAGTATTTGGTGAGCTTTTCTATATCAGAATTATCCATGTTTTCTAGAATCCCGATAAATATGCGCCCAATTCTTTCAGCTGTATTCTCTCCTTCTGTAGATGCATTTCTTACTTGAAGAGCCAGTTTCTTTAATATGTCAACAGAATCGCTCATTCTCCTATTACACGAAAAACAGTTCTATTAGATTTTAATTTCCCTTCACCGTTATAAAGTGGCATACCGCATTCTTTTAGGTAAAGCACGCATTCTTTCAGGTAGCGGTCAGCTATACTACATGCATCGCTATACACCATCATCTTTTCCTTGAATACTGTATGACTGCTATATTCACCTTCCTTGTTCACGAAGCCGAAACGGGATACATTTCCATCTCCATTTTTGACAATACAGGCATAGGTATAATAAGCCAAAGCTACGCGAAGTCCAGTGATGATTATCTTCTTTTTACATTTAGTTTCATAAGTACCTCCGTCAAGCAGTAGCTGGTATTTTTCAGGATTTTTTTTCACGTCAAGGAACAGTTCGTCTCCCAACGCTGATTTGATGTAGATATTCTCTGACTCACGGATGTAGGTTTCTATCTTGTCAGGATCGAGATGTACAGACATTCCGCGAGACAAAGCCGATACTTCATCTGTTGTTATTAGATACTGCTGCATTTCGTACATACTTTAATGGTTCAACACTATAATCATTAGAGGGGTTGACTACCTCATACCAATAGCTGAATATACGGCTAAAGGTACGCTCTATTAAGCGCTGTTGCTTGCTGACGATAGAATTGTAATACTCGAAAGCATCTTCCAAAATATCGCCTGAGAATCCGACTTTACCAATACGGATGCAATACCATGGCTCTTGGCCATAAGCTGAATAAATACGTTCAACCACACTTGCGTCAGTAACGGTAAATTCTTTGTCGTAATTTTGTGAGTTCATATTTACTATTTCAGGCTTTTCCTCATCGTTTTCTAAAGTAACTTCCATAATCTTTGCTGCATTCGTATCACCTTGCAATTGGATGAGTGTGTTTGAGAAACTGTCGTCATCGTCCGTATCTTTCACTTCGTTGCCTTCTTCGTCAAAGGTTATGTTCGATCCCTTTTTGGTGAATATCATAGCGCCAGGGAAGAAATTATTTCGTACATTTCTGTACTTGACATTGGACAGACCTTCATCGGTACTCATCTCTGTAGCTACCCGGTCACCTTTTCCGACTGGATAAGTATTTTTCCCGGCCATTGATACCCATAGGATTTGACCTTTGTAGTATTCAATGCCTCCGGCAGCTTCTATTTGAGCCTGTATCACATCTTTTTTGGGGTTAAAAACGTCTATGTAGTCGATGTTTTCTTTCTTGACCTGCAGAGCTTTCCCTTTACGTGTCTTCTTTCCGCTCCAGTCTGGATGTACTGCTATTTTTGCCACATAACCGTTTTCATCTTCTTCTGTTAGACGGCAATTTTCAAACGGTACGTGCTGCATCTCCACTATCTCACAGAAAACATTGTAGTTAACATGGATTGCTATTCCATTGAGTTCGGACATGTCTTTACATAGTAACATGTGCACATCATCCAATGTGTCACCTTTTCGATTGACTACATATTTGGAAAAAGCAACCTCACGGAATCCGTTTCCTTCAATGAAGTCAGCGAAACGGTCTGAGCATTCAGATGCAGTAGAGCTTGCAGCAATGATATTCTTTAATGTCTGCGGATATAGGTTGTCCTGTCCGTAGGCTTGAATTCCTAGATTTTGTAAATAGCTTGTATCAATGCGGTTACTGCTTTTCTTTTTTAGATCTCTTACTCTCATATTCGCGAGGTTTACGTTCGTCCTTTATTTCTTTTATTCAACTTTATCTTCGCCTTCTCCATTCATTGCGTTCACAATTTCAATGGCCTTGTTTAGATGCAGATTCAGAGCTTTTTTACTGATCTTCTTGCCGTTGATTTGGAAATCTTTCAACGTGTCAGCCACGGATTCTTCAGAAACTCCGTCTTGCAATGATTCTACCATTGAATCAAGCAGGCTTTGATTGTATCCACATTTGTTAACACGTTCTTTCCAGTCCGTAGGTACATGGGCGAAATAAATTTCACCTTTCGGATTTTTGGCAAGGTACTTTTCAGCAACTTCATCAGTGAGGTTGTCATTAGTGTACATTTTATTGCTTCCGAACTCCGGTTGAAGCAGGACACCATTCTTTAATATATAATTACATTTTTCTTTCATACGGTTATTCTTTTTGATGTAAACAGTCATTTCGATTACAGCATCGCGATAGCAGTCGTTACATGATGTCTTAGTGAATTCTTTTCCTAATACTTCCTTGTACAATCTTTCTATCTCCGATTTATCAGAAGAGGAGTAGGAGGGAAGATCTCCTAGCTCCTTTAATTTATCAACCACTTCTTCTAACTCCATAATTATTCAGTTGGTTTTGTCAGTGTTTCAACAAGCGTTTTTGTCGCATCGTAAGATGTTTTGTACAAGAATAATGCTGATTTGGGAACCTTGGTTTCTTGCAAAGAGATATTCCATCCCCCTTCCGTTTCTTCGGAATACTTGTCATTGCCGATCTCTGCGGCTTTCAAACCTTGGTAGTAACCGTAAACCTGGAAAGCTGAATCTCCCGGATTCTCGGTTTTATTTAACCCTTTAGCTTTATTTTCCAATACAACGACAAAATCACCGTTAGCAAGCCCATCAATAATGTCATTGCATACATCGGGGTCATTTGCTAATACAACCATGTTCACTGTGTTAGTGAACGTGTTACGATAGGTTCCTGTTGCCAAGGCTGTATTGGTACCTGTAAAGGGGGTTGCACCGAATACCTGTACCTTGTAACCTTTTTTACCTGTTTTCAGTGCAAGAGTTTCGATCACATTCTTACGGGTTGCGTTGAATGTAACCGCACCGAAATCCACGTCTGCGCGATTCATTATCACACCTTCCTGTTCCAGCCCGGGAACGATAGGATCATCGCACGATGGTGCGATGTCCTTTTTGATTGTTATATCACATATTGCCATATTTGCTCTTTTCGTTAGTATGCTACCTGTACCAACTCATCTTCGCCAATCATGGAGCCTAATTTTCCTGTTGAATAAATGTAGTTCTTGCGGGCTTTCTTATCAAACCAAATATCCAAGTCCGACATCGGTTCGGTGCCCTCACATCCATACATCAAGTTCTCAGGAGAACATAAAACAGCACGATGCGGTAAGTTAAGTTTGGTTTTGTTGTTCTGATAGGCTTGAATAAATCTATCCCAAATGGAACATTTAACGATGGTTGTTCCATCGTATTTGCTGACCTCTACACCGTCAAATACAACTTCCCAGGGCATGATTACCTTGTACTTTTCTTTCATATCGTGAGTCAGAGCATCGCACATTGACTTGGTGGCGAAAATTGCGCATCCGTCTTTTTGGAAAATCCGGCTGTCGGCATCTTGCAACATCGCATCGAATATTGATGTGGCAATGCCTGTTTCTTTCATCTTTGATTTTTGTAATGCATATGATTCTTCTGCGTTGGCTGCAATTTCAGTGTGCTGTCCGGTATTGTTGGTACAGATGGCAAACAGACGTTTGAAAAAACCGTCACATGTTTTAAATAGTTCGATGTTTACTCCGTCAGTGATTTGACCACCTCCAGTGACAGACGCTGCTGATTTATCTCCAAACCATGTAAAACGCCACATCATTTTCATCATAGCTTCAGACAGCTTCGGCAGTACAATACCGTCCATATATTCGGTCGATGTCAGGTCTCCTATATTTGTTCCCGTTTTAAGGCAGTACTTGGCAATGGTGTTTTCCAAGTCTGTATAGCACATTTCCAAAGGAATTTGCCAATCCCCGATTTCCCATTCCTTTTGGGCGGCAGCGATAGCCACTTTTTTATATTCAGGGTCGCATCCGGAGCCGGCTACTCCGACATCTTCCATTTCACCGATAAAACCAGCTTTTTTACCGTTAGTCACATTGGGCATAAACGTCATGAAACGCTCCATGTCCTCGTTTTGAAAGACTGTTAACTGAATAAGGTCTTTCAAGTCTTTTACAGCCTGATTATCAGGTGTAAGTTTGTCAAAATCTAAAATAGGCAT